CTGGAACACTTAGTGGGGCTGTCGCAAAAACAAATGCATCCATAGCAAATAATCAGTACAAACCAACTTTTGAAGCAGGAGCTGTAGATGATTTTCCAACAACTGCTTTATCAGAAGTTGCAAAGACATTCCATTGGAGAGAGTTTGGTAATGGTTCTGTTAATGGTAATGCTAACTATGCAGATGCAAGTATGATGCAACAAGTTGCAGACGATATTACTTATGTTATGGATGATGGACTTACGGGTCTAATGGGGAACGCAGTAAAAGAAGCTGGACAAATGATATATAGAACAGCGAATGCTTCTTATCATTATTTTACATTTATAGGTACTGGTGTCTCAACATCAGGAGGTCAAGGTGGCACACCGGCCGCTGAGGTTACTATTGCACAAAACTTACCTTATGGTACTCACATTGTAAAGCGTAGTTTAAATGGATCTTCTACTGTTAATGCGGATTTAGCAATAGATGGTGTTGTAGTTAGTTCAAACATAACTAATGATCATCTAGGATTACAAGAAATAACTTTTCACCAACCCAAGATGCCACCTATTCCAGAGGATGCAGTAGTCATTGCAGATTATATGCTGATGGCAGATTTTATTGCCGTCACAACATCTGGTCAAAATGTAGTTTCAAAAGGTATTAGAAGGGTAGATTGTACAAGAGATGTTTTTTATAATTCTGGGGGAACTAACTTTGCACTACAACAAATGACAGGTGGAGATGTTAATGCTTCTGTTAATGGTACAAGATTCGCTCAAGCTGATTCTAGTTCTGTATTTGAATTAACTGCTTTTTGCACAAATCAAATTCAGTATGGATACGCTACAGAAGTCCGATATCAAACTTGGTCTAAGGATACTGGTGGTGGTTATGCAACTGTTGCTTCTAATGCTCTTACTAAATCGGGTACAGGCCCGGCATCACTTTATTATCCCACTGCTCCTAATCCATTAGGTATAGTAAAACATAAAACTCATGGAGCAGCAGCAGCATCATCTGCTTATCTTGAGGCGATAGATGTAGTTTCTCCAATCCACACCAGTTCACATTACCAGAGCTTTGAAACACCCTACCTTCATGAGCTAGTCGGAGGCGATAGAAACATGGAACAGACTAATCTGGTGGTTACTCCAGATGGTAAGAGTTGGGATGAGGTTACAAGGGATACGAGCTATATAGGGAATGTGTGTGTAAGTTTAAATACCGATACTGAAACCAATAACGGCACAGGTATTATTGTAAAATTTGATGAAATTAGAGGATCACGTGCAGGGGGCGTAGGCGAGTACTTTACTAAAGATTTTACTATGGCCTATGACAGATTAATTTGCTTGAAGGATGGTTTTTACAACATTAGTGCCATTTGTTATAATGCTAATGCTACACATACATACATATATTTAAATAATAATTACCTAATAACTTCTTACAATAGTGGAAGTGATCCAACAAATAATGCTCTTTCTTTTGATTTGTACGTTAAAAGAAGTGATTGGGTTCAGTTAAGAGGTGGTTATGGCACAGATGGCGTAACATACAATAGTTTTTCAATTAAAAGAATATAACAAAGTATAAAATTATGTTTATATCACACAAATCAAATGTAATACAATCATACCACGAAACAGAGTGGCAATGTAGGAGAAAAGTAAAAGGACTAACCAAGTCTGAATACTGGACTTGGGTAGCAACTATTACGGATGCAGATGGAGAAGTGGATTACTCAGGTGAAACTGGATATACCATTGTTGAATGTGTGGATGAAGAAGTAGAGGCAAGATTAGTTCAGCTTGGAGATTACATTGGCTATAGTCCAATAGTTTACAACATCAAGTGGTCAGACTCTAAAGTTGATGGTTCTCATTTTACAGGAGATGACACAGCAAAAGATGCCCGATTACTCTCAGAAGAATGGACACAAATAAGAAGGGAACGAGACAGACTTTTGACAGAAACAGATTGGATGACATTTGCTGATTCTCCTGCTCTTTCAGATAATTGGAAAACTTATCGTCAAACATTAAGGGATTTGCCCAATGCACAAAAAGCAAAAACAACATATGTAAGTATTACTTGGCCCACAAAACCAAGTTAATCGATTGTTTTAGAATTTTCCACTTTCCGTAACTAATAAATATAAATATGAAACCAATGGATAATTTTATTAATTTACGGAAAGAATATGGCAGTCTCACTCAAGAAAAAAAGTCAAAACTACATTATTGATCAAGGTACTACCTTTGAAAAAACAATAGGTGCAGAGAATGCATCTTCTTCAGCCGTAACTATTTCCTCTGGTACGGTTGCAGGCGGAATGATTAAGAATTTCGCCTACGCAAATACCCTTCAAGCATTTACAACTTCTGTTACTGGTGCAAATTGTACCTTTTCGTTGACTGCAACGCAGACTACCGCATTAGCAGAAGGTAAGTATTTTTACTCTCTTACTTATACACAAAGTGGAGGAACTGTTAAAGAAAGACTTGTAGAAGGACTAATTACAGTAGAACCTTCAGCAGAAATTAACAACGGATAATAAACTATGTCTTCAACACAACCAGCATCAACTACAGAATTAAAGGAATATTGTCTGCGGAAACTTGGAAAACCTGTTATTGATGTAAACCTTGCAGATGAACAGATGAACGACATGATAGATGAATCTGTTCAGTTTTTCCAAGAATATCATTTTGATGGTACAGAAGTTTATTATGCGAAAGAACAAGTTGCGGCCAGTACTCTTACATTTGCAAGTGCTGCTACAGGAACATTTGACACAGAAGAAATAATTACAGGAGGAACTTCTGGCGCAACTGCAAAAGTACACGAAGTAACAAGTACAACTGTTTTAAAATTCAAACAACACAAAAATTCTGACGGATTACGAGAAGCCAACACTTCTGCAACATTCACGGCAGGAGAAACAGTAACAGGAGGAACTTCTGGTGCAACTGGAACTGCACACGCAACACAAGCAACTGCGGTGGTATTTGGAAATGTAGATACGAAAGCACTTTCAGCAGATGACACGATTATCGGAATACGAGATGTTCTTCCAATCAAAGCAGAGAAACTTTCTTCCGATGATATGTTCTCTATTGAGTATCAGTTTAATTTGAATCAATTACCTGGCCTTCTTAAAGGAAGCGGAGGACTTGCAAATTATGCAACATCAAGACAATATATCAATCTTATGGATGATATGTTTTCTAAGAGTGATACAAGACAAATTCGTTTCAATAGATTAACTGATAAAGTCTATGTAGATATGGATTGGGATTCATCGGTCAAAATAGGTGATTGGTTGGTTCTTCAATGCTACAAGAAAATTGATGGTGGAACTTACACAGAATTATACAACGACATTTTTCTTAAAAAATATACTACTGCATTGTTCAAGAAACAATGGGGTGCAAATCTGATCAAATATGAGGGGTTACAACTGCCGGGCGGTGCAACTCTAAATGGTAGACAGATTTATGATGATGGAAATACAGAATTGGAAAAATTAGAAGAAGAATCGCAAATGCGGTATCAACTGCCCGATAACTTTTATGTAGGATAGTATTATGCCAACAAGCTCATACTTTCGTACATTTGATGCAAAAAATGAACAAGAATTATTACACTCACTTGTCACAGAATCAATTCAGATATACGGACACGATGTTTCTTACATTCCTAGAACTTTAATTAATACTGATACTGTTTTAGGCGAAGACTCGATTTCAGAATATAAGGATGCACATTCAGTTGAAATGTTTATCAAATCAGTAGATGGATTTGAGGGCGAAGGTGATTTGATGTCAAAGTTTGGTCTGGAAGTTCGTGATCAGATTGTGTTCTCACTGGCACGAAGAGCTTGGGAAAGGTTGGACTTGGGCGTTCGGCCTAAAGAGGGAGATTTGATTTATTTTCCTCTTACCAATAAGCTCTTCCAGATCATGTTCGTTGAACATGAAACACCATTCTACCAAACTGGAGCTCTTCCAACATTTGACATCACTTGTGAACTCTTTGTTTACTCTGATGAAAAAATGGATACTGATGTCGATGCAATCGATGTTATTGAACAAAAACAGTCTTTTGTTCGTACATTTGAACTATCAAGTATTTCTGGTACATTCGTTGAAGGGGAAACTGTTACAGGTGGAACTTCATCAGTCACAGGAGAAGTTGCTCGTTGGAATGCTACAACAAGTTATTTGTATCTCATCAACATGACTGGCACATTTACTTTGACAGAAATTATTACAGGTGCGACAAGTCTGGCCACAGGAACATATGCAACTAAGATTACAACCGATGAGACTGCTGAAACCTTATCGACAATTGATGCTGGAACATCTGATAATGTTTCAAGCAACAAACAATTTGAAATAGATGCAGATTCAGTATTTGATTTTACTGAAGGTAATCCATTTGGAGATAATCCGTAATGTTTGGAACTTATTTTTACCATCAAACTTCAAGAAAGATGGTAGTTGCATTTGGGTCGTTATTTAATACTATTGAAGTTCGCAGAACCAATAGTGCTGGCTCAGTTGTTGATACTATCAAAGTTCCCCTTTCATACGGGCCAAAGGAGAAATTTCTTACTCGTATAAGTGCAGATCCTAATCTAAATCCAAGTGTGGCACTTACTGTTCCAAGAATGGGGTTTGAATTAACATCCATGACATACGATGGTGTGAGAAAACTCAATACTATGGGAAGGAATGTTGCTGCAGGAACTACTGGACTTAAAAAACAATTCAACCCTGTTCCTTATAATTGGGATTTTTCTCTTTACGTTTATGTGAAAAATGCAGAAGATGGAACACAGATTTTAGAACAAATCCTTCCTTTTTTTACACCAGAATTTACAGTAACAATGAATCTCGTTTCTTCAATGAGTGAGAAACGAGACATTCCACTTGTACTGAATTCGGTTACAAGTGAAGATACTTACGAGGGCGATTTTGCATCTAGACGATCTATAATTTGGACACTTTCTTTTTTAATGAAAGGATTTCTATATCCAAATGTTGCAGATAATGCAAAAGTTATCACAGATGTAACAGTAGATACTCATCTTATGAGTGCAACTTCGGCCGATCCCGAATATATAGTTATGGAAGATAGTACTCCGTATGGTAGTAATTTTATGGTTTTAGACAGTCATGAAATAGATGTTGCAACCCGAATAAGAGTTCTGGATGAAAGTTCAGAGGCAGCAATTGCCGCAGGAGCAACAGTCAGTAGAGCAAACGTTGTACCAAAAGATACAGATGCTCTCACAGATGATACATTTGGATTTACTGAAACATTTGAATTTTTCCCACATGGCGAAACATACGATCCAGTAGCTGGAACTGATAGTTAATGAAAACTGAAAAATTAGTGGAGCAAAGGATTGAAAAACATCTTGAGCTCGGGGAGGAATCCCTAAAAAATGATGTAAAAGTTATAAATGCGACAGTTGAAAATGTTCCAACTGTGATAGATAGTAATGAGAATATAGATAATGATTTTCAATATGCTCGTGAAAATCTTTATGACATCATTGAAAAGGGCAGAGATGCGATGGAGGAACTTTTAGAGATTGCGAAAGCAGAAGAGTCTCCCAGAGCATTTGAGGTGTTTGGTCAATTACTCAAAAATATGACAGACACCCAACAAACACTTATGGAGCTGCATCAGAAAAAACAAAAATTAGAAAATGATGGGGATAGACAGGAAGTCAGCAGAGCACAAAATGTGACTAATGCGTTATTTGTCGGCAGTACTGCTGACTTATTAAAATTGGTTAAGAGAGAGACAAAACAAAATGCTTGATTTATTTAATACCTCTGAAATGATGATGCTTGGTTTAGTATTGTTTTCTTCATTTTGGATATTTCTATTTAATTACAGACAGGATAATAAAGATAAGTATAGCGGCCATGGATGGTTGATTTTACTTGATTTAGTTATCAATATGGGAATGTCAGCAACTGGATATTTGTTGATTTCTATTGTATTTACAAACGTTCCACAACTTGCGGCCTATGAAAGTTACCGTTATCCCATCGGTTATCTTTTTGGATTGACATCTAATGTGAGCATACCGATTGTTCTCAAATGGTTTCAACAACAAATCACCAAAAAGTTAAACGAAGCAGGAAAGAAGTGAGGTAATTATGGCTCAAGAGAAAACAGTAGCAAACGGAAAAGATCAAAAAATATTACAACATGATATTGAAGAGATAGATAAAAAGGTTGAAGAAGTTCAACAAATGGAACTCGCAGCCAAAGACCAAATAGTTGCAAGTAAATCATTTATCTATGTTATTATT